ACCTTGCTCAGATGGTCACCTGGATGGCTGATGCGGAACGAGAGGTGCTTGCCAGTACAGAGTTTTATAACCTGGCACTAAAGGCTTTGAAAGGTGACAGACCATTTGGCGCCCTGACTTCCTGGGGTAGGAAGAAGTTGTCTCGATACCCATTCTCGTTTCAGAAGCACAACATGAACGAGATACTGGTCTCGAACGTGGTGAGTGTGCTAGAGGCTTATGCTGTCTCAGTTGGCCTGTTCCAGGTGATGAGCACTCACACCAAGGAGACCAAGCCAGAGAGGATTCTATTCCACTACAGGAAAACCTATCCTGACGCACCACAACCGACCAGTGGTATGGTTCGCGCTCACCTGATCAGGTATCACAAGAAAGGTGATCGTAAGGCGTCTCTTCCTGGGGTGAGTGCTAAACTTAACCTGGCTGTCTGTGACATGAACTTTGCGCCTAAAGCCGCTAGAGAAGACAATGATCCGTTGAGCATCATCGTTCAGGTGAAGACGCCAAGTTATGGACTCACCAAGATCTATCTCAGACTACCAGAGAACACAGAACGATTTGGTATAGGTAAAGTCTGCCGTCCAACCATCCGTCTGAACAACAAGGGTCAGATCGTCTTCGACATCGCTATCGAGCATGAAGCAGAGCAGCGAGACACCAGCAAGATCGCTGGTGTAGACCTTGGCAAGATAGAGCCGTTCGTCGCTACAGTCATCAATCCTACAACGAAACACAGGTCTGCTCCGTATCATGTTCGGTATAAAGGACGGCTCGGCTCTCTAGTCAAGGCCGAGAAGAAACGCCGTGATCTATCTGCTCATCTACATAAGCGAGCGAATCTCTGCGAGAAGTACAACCGAGACCAGCACGCCCAGATCCTCAGAACCGAGGCTAAGCGAGTCAGTGCTAAGGCGACCAGAATCAAGCACGAGATTAGCCAGTGTATTGCCAGCCAGATAGTAGAGATCGCAGATCGGAACGACGCTCATGTCTCCCTGGAGAACCTGTCCTGGCTTGACGCTCAGGGTGTTCGATGGCCTCATGCGGAGATTCAGAGCCGCATTGAGAACACCGCCAAGCGTTATGGCCTGAAGGTAGTTAAGGTAAGCGCTAAGGACACCTCTAGGACCTGTTCTCACTGTGGTAGTAAGACAAGCAACAATACGAAGACGCGAGTTGGTACCTGTATAGTCTGCGGTTTCTCACTGAATAGAGACGTGAGTGCCAGTCGTGAGATAGCCTTGCGCGCTACCTCAAACACAAGAAACCGCGAAAGAATGCGTTCTCTGCTTCGTCAGAGACAAGAAATGCGAAGTTCGGCTGCTACACGCCAGTCGAAGCCGGTCACTGTCCTGAGTGGAAACCAGGTACACACCGGTACCTCGGAAAGAAAATCCGAGGCGACGCTGATGATGGTGAGAGAAACTCTAGACTCTAGAGGCTCTCCAACCTAGTCAGCGAGTGGACACCTGTTGGAAACTTTGTTAGAATAGCCGACTTTTTGTTGATTTCATGCGGAAAAGTAGTTGCGAGCAGGAGTGCTTCTGTGTTAAGATTGGGGTATCAGGCAAGGCGGTCAGCAAGCCCGCCCAGTACCCCTAAACGAGAGGCAAGGCGCAAGAGATGAGTACAGCAACCATCACACTCCAGGACACCATCAACCGTCGCGCCATGGCTGGACTTGTGCTTGCTCTTGACGTTGAGATGGCCTCTCGACGTGACACCAAGGTCAACCACCATGACCACCACGTGTACCAACTGGTTCGCAGGTCTTTCGAGACTGCCTCCATGACCTGGAACCAGTTGGAGCCATCTGTCTCTCCTGTTGAGTATGTCAGCCAGTGGGACAACGCTCTGCTCTATGGAGGACTTGACAGCAATGAGATCCAGTCCATCATCGACTCTTTAGACAAGTCTGTGTCAAGGATGGCGGGAACGATGTCAGACGTCATTATCTCAACTGCTCCTGCCAAGGTTGCAGCGTTTGTGCAGGATGGTGTCAACAGTATGTATACCGGTATTGCTTCTAGCGCTCTGGTTGCTGCCTGAGTCAAACAAGTCATCCTAACATCTTCTATGTGACTCTTGACATACTCAGTCAGGTCTGTTACTCTCAGCACATAACATGGAAGACACCACAAGTCAGGAGAGTAGCAGGTGTCAAATAATTCATACACAAAGTCAGTCAAGAACTGGATCGCTGATGCGAGTACGGTTGCATACAACAAGCGATTCCACAGCATCATGCCTGTTCATATGCTCGACACGATTGGTCTTGTTGATGACGCCATTGAGATTCTGAAGCGCTTTGATGAGCCAGTAGACATTGCCAAGTTGAAGCAGATCACCTCTATCGCTGTTGGGCGCGCAATCACGAAGGATACGATTGGTGACTGGCGCAAGGCCGCATCGGATGAGTTGACAGAGATTCTTAACCAGGCACAGGCTCAGGCCAAGGCAAGGGCCGAGAAAGATAACGACGAGTCTTCTGTGGTCAGTGTCGCTGACATTCTTCTGGTGATGGCGTCCAGCGAGTACACCAAGGACATTCTTGCTGAGGCTGGTATTACTCCAGAGGCCCTTGAGACTGCTATTGGACGCAAGACCGAGGACGCTATCAGGCAGAAGCAGGAGGTTCTGGAGGAACTGGCTGAGAGCGGTCTTGGCGACACTGCCTCAAACAAGGAGACTCTGCTGTCAACCTTTGGTCGTGACCTGACCATGATGGCTGAGCAGGGGATGCTGGATCCTGTGATTGGTCGCGGCGAGGAGACTCGTGCAGTCTATCAGACGCTTTTGCAGCACATGCGTAGTACCCCTGTTCTTATTGGGCATCGTGGAGTCGGTAAGACCAGTATCGTCAAGAGCCTGGCTCAGCGCATTCACTCAGGCGATGTTCCTAAGAGCCTGACACACAAGCGACTGATTCAGGTCTCCCTGCCAGCATTCAGGGCTGCTGCTGAGAACATCAAGGACTTTGAGCGGAAGTTCGCGTCACTACTTCAGGAGGTCAAGCGCTCTAGCGGCGAGGTAATCCTGTTCCTTGAAGGAATCCAGGCCATCAACTCAAAGTCCCAGGCGACCTCCATCCTGAAGTCGTTCCTTGACGACGGTGGAATCTACGTCATTGGTGAGACCACGACTGACGGCTACAAGGAGCACCTGGCTAAGACTGATGTCGTCTCACACTTCCAGCAGATTGAGGTTGAGGAGACCGACGAGAAGGCCACGATGGAGATTCTTCGCGGTGTCGCCAGTGACCTCCAGCGCTTCCATCAGGTCAGTATCACAGATGAGGCCCTGTCAGCCGCTATCAGCATGTCGATTCGCTACCTGACCAACGAGTTCCTGCCGTCAAAGGCCATTCTGGTTGTTGACAAGGCTGCTACCAGGATGCGTGCACAACTTGACAGCCAGCCGGTAGAGATTGACGACCTACAGCGCAAGTTGAACAGCCTGTCCCTAGAGGAAGCTGCTCTCACCTCAGCAACAGACAAGACTCCTCGTACTCAGGTCGTTCTGCACGAGATTCGCTCTGAGCGTGCTGACGTTGAGGATCAGTTGACAAACCTTCGTGCCAAGTGGAAGGCCGAGCAGGAGAACCGCGAGACGTCAATGACTCTTCGGTCACAGATTGATGAGATCATGGCCGAGGTGCAGGATCTGACCAACAAGGAGGAGTTCGCTGAGGCCGCCAACAAGCGCGCTCAGGCCGAGGAGATTCAGAAGCAGTTAGATGAGAAGGTCAAGTCTGAGGACCAGTCCAGGCGAATCATCGCTGACTTCGTTGGACGCCCAGAGATCGCTCTTGTCATCCAGGATGAGACTGGTATCCCTGTTGGATCCATTCTTGAGGACGAGGCTGAGAAACTGCTGAACCTTGAGTCCATCATTGCCAAGAAGTTCGTGGGTCAGGAGGAGGCTGTCAGGGCCATCTGCAACTCCATCCGTGAGTCTCGCTCAGGTGTTGGTAACCCGAAGCAGCCAACAGGATCGTTCTTCTTGCTTGGTCCCAGTGGAACAGGCAAGACGCAGTTGGCAAAGCGTCTTGCAGCGACACTGTTCAACAGCGAGGACGCCATGGTCCGTATCGACATGTCCGAGTACTCCGAGTCCAACAACGTTGCCCGTTTGATCGGGGCGCCTCCGGGGTACGTCGGCTACGAGGCTGGTGGTCAACTCACAGAGAAGATCCTGAAGTCTCCGTACTCCGTGGTTCTTCTGGACGAGGTTGAGAAGGCTCACCCCAAGATCTTCGACATCCTACTTCAGGTGCTTGACGATGGACGACTGACTGACGGACAGGGACGAACAGTTGACTTCAGCAACACAATCATCATCCTGACCTCGAACGTCGCAGCACACGCCCTTATTGACGATAACCTGACTGACGAGATGAAGGATCAGATTGTTGATGAGCAACTGCTGAGCACCTTCCGGCCAGAGTTCCTGAACCGTTTTAAGAGCAAGATCAAGTTCAAGCCGTTCACTGTCGATCAGATGAAGGACCTTGTTCCGCTTGCTATTAGTGAGATTGAGCAGCGTCTTGCTGAGAAGAGGATCCGTTTCAAGATTCTTGACAGTGCTGTGAACTGGCTTGCTACCGAGGGACATGATCCACGATATGGCGCCCGTCCGCTGCTTCGTCTGATTGCCCAGCACCTGAACGACCGTCTGTCGCCCATGATTCTCTCCAAGGAACTGGATGATGACGATGTTGTAACCATCTCCTACAAGGATGGTGACGACACTCTGACTCTGGATGTTGAGAAGCGTGAGTTCCAGGCACCGGTTGATGAGAAGGTTCTTGGAGCCGATGAGATTCTTGAAAGCATTGGATCATCTGATGACGACAAGAAGAACGCAGACAACAGCCGCAAGGGCAAGAAGGGTGATGACAAGTGAGTTTCCTGAAGACATCTACTGCAGTTATCGCCTCCGTGTCAGCAGGAGCAGCACTGGCGATACTGCAGAACAGGTCCGAGAACAAGTCAGAATACAGCAATAACTCTGACGACATTTCAGTTAGCAAGAATACAGACAGCAGCAAGAACCTCAAGGAGAAGAATATGACCAATAACAACACCCCAGTGAGTGACGCTCTGGCATGGTTGAGCGAGAAGGGATCAAAGTTGGAGCCCAAAATTATCGACGCAGGAAAGAAGGCCGCCAGCAAGGCAAAGGAGGTTGCCTCCAATGCCTCCACACAGTTCAAGCAGGAGAGGGCTGAGCGAAGCCTGCCAGCCAGTTTTGACAGGCTTGAGAAGGAGATTGACGACATGGCCTCAGCAGCCTCCAGCCGAGCACAGAAGGCTGTTGAATCCACACGGAACGCTGGAATCATCGACCCGTCAGACATGGATGCTGTCGTGAACCTGAAGGCGCCCGAGTTTGACACGAAGGTCTACGACTACAGCGACAATGAGGCGTACAACACCTCAATGGATGACGCCTTCAAGGAGATCAACAACACCGATCCTGACGTCCTGGCTGGGTTCCTTGACTCTCTTGGTGACGCTGCTAAGAAGAGCGCCAAGAAGAGCCGGGAGTGGATCAAGGAGATTGAGGAGTCTGAGCAGGTCCGTATCTACGGAGGTAAGGTCAAGAAGGGTGCAGCAGACGCCTTTGACTTCGCCAAGACATCCTTCACGAACTGGCTTGACGGTGATGACAACAGTGTCAGCAGTGTTCATGACAACACTGGCGCTGACTTCCTGAATGATGTTGCTGTTGCAGATGACGATCAGGATGACATCAGTGTTGACTTTGATGATGCGCTGAGCAGTATCAAGGACGCTCTGTCAGACGATGAGGATCACAGGAGCGGACATGAGTCACCTGTGAGCGACGCTGACATTGACGCCATTCTTGACCTGACTGGTGACGATGATGAGACCCCAGTCAAGCCAGAGGATTTTGAGGTGACTGTTGAGACCGCTCTGGATGTGCTAGAGGCACGCGAGACTGGTAAGCCGTCTGTGGTTGTCATCACCAGCAGCGCCAAGAAGACCAACCTTGACGCTCTGTCACGTCAGGCGTCTGCTCGTGGACACAAGGTTGTGAAGTTGTCCACATCCACCAAGGTTCTGTCGTCAGGTAAGACTCCTCTTGGCATGGCTCAAGACAAGATCGAGGAGATTCTGTCAGACGACTCACAGGATGGCGTGCTTGTCTCTCTGGATGCTCGTCATGGTGTGGACAAGATTCATGAGCAACTGGAGAACCTTGTTGAGGCTTCCAAGTCAGGCAGGCTGTCTCTTCTTGTTGCCGCCAGTGACGACGTGACGGGGATTGACGGAGCCCTGGAGATCCACTGACGCCAAGTCGGTTGAGACAAACCAAGGTATCCGCTGAGATGGTGCCACTTTGTGGTCATGTGTTGCAAAGCACATTCTATAAGGTGGCACCATCTCTTTTGCTGGTGACTCTGTTGAAATTTTCAACACTGACGTTCCTAAGTCAACCCTGTTCCGAGTGGATGGCAAGGCGCTCCTGGTCTACCGTTGTGATTATACGGTATACGACACTGCTCTGCTCAGAATAGCACTTTCAAGCATCCGTCAACAACTAGAAGAACATCTGAATCCTCTCGGTGTGATTCAGGTGGTTCTTGACATTCCAGACAAGATCTTATAGAATTGGTGACATGAGCAAAATCAAGAGTATTAACGCGCCCTCCCAAAAGATGACAGCAGCAATCATTATTGGTGTCATATTTCTTGGGTTTATGTGGTTCATGTTCCACACACTATGAAATGGTGCCACTCACGGCTTCTTCCGAATGCTGGCAAGTGGTCAGTTATTCATTGTTGTAGTAATTGTTACGATTGCTCTGGCTGTCTTTGCGCTTGTCGCAGGATCCAAGAATCGTGACGCTCTTGGGCTGGGTCTTCTCATCTCTGCTGGAGCCGTGTTTGTCGTTGGAGGTGTTGGCGCAGCAGTCTACTCGTCGTACCTTAATGACAATGCCCTCTACAACGCCTCAAAGGTACAGGTGAAGACGGATGGTGACTCCCTGTCGTTCAAGAATCGTGTTCCCTATGAGGTGGCAGCAGGTGTGTCCGGCGCGAACCTCGGAGATCTGACAGGTGATGTCACTGGTGTTGTCAAGATTGCACCCGGAACAGGTCAGTACTCCACTGGTGTTACTCGTCGAGGATTCCTGAAGGGCTATGAGGCTGTTCAGACGATGAACCTTCCTGAGTACGGTCAGCCTAACATTGCCAAGGACATCAAGTTCTGTAAGTTCGACGAGAAGAACGCGCCTTACAAACTTGGTGGTGGCTGGTGGTCGAACAACCTTGACTACCGAATTCTGAATGCTGCTGGTGGATGGACAACAGCGTTTGATGACAATGACGTCACGATGACCTGCAACTCCAAGGGTGAGCCGGTCATGTACGTCCCAATTGTGAAGTCAAAGGTTGGCTTCCTGAAGTCGTATGACGTTCCGGCTGGTGTGGTAACCTATAACGGCAAGACTGGAGCCATTGAGTACCACAAGGAGATGACCTCTGCTGACGGCATCACCCTGTACCCGTCCTATCTTGCTAGGGAGCAGCGCGTGGCGTCTCAGTCGTCCGGATCGTTTGCTGACTACCTGTTCAACCGATCTGGATTTGAGGACACCAGCGATGATGAGGAGGATCCGAACAAGGAGAACGCCACTGAGTTCGGTCTGTCAACAACCAGTGGTGTCACCCAGTTCGTTACACCACTGACTCCACGAGGTGAGTCAAAGAGTATTGTTGCTCTGTCCACTATCAACTCTGCCTCCAACAAGTACGGTCAGTTGCAGCCAATGAGTATCCACAAGTACGCTGCTGCGCGCCAGGCAACCTCAACAGTAGCCAGTAACGTGACTGCGAACGGGCTTGGTGGACAGAAGACCAACCTGGGGGTGTTCGAGGTCGTTCCTTCACAGGACGGCAACTGGACGGCGACGGTTGGTCAGAAACAGACGGTTGTGTACCACGCTGTTATTGGCGAGGATGACAGCATGACTCTTGTTGACGCCTCTGGAAAGACCGTCTTCACCAACAAGAAGAGCGATGGTGGTGTTGACAAGGACGCCAAGGCAACAGGCAGCCAGTCTGAATCCAGTTCGTCAGGAAGTAGTAGTCAGAGCGCTACTGCTGGTAAGGATCTTGGCAGCATGAGTGTGGATGAGTTGCAGAAACTCTCCAACGACGTGTCGGCTGAGTTGGCGAACCGAGCCAAGAAGCCCTCATCTGACAAGTAATTGAATGAGGTAGTAGGGTGGGGGTGTGCGACAGAATGCTGTTTCTATAATGTCAGAACATGATTTCTGTCGCACACCCCCACTTGCTTCTATCGGTGAGTAGAATGACGTCACCATACTCAATGACTTGGTACAATAGAAGATAGAACAAGGTTTAACAACTGACTCAGGAAGGTTGACGTGACTATGAGACCAGATCCAGCACGCGAGATTATGGATGATGAGCCAGACTTTACAGAGTGGCTTGCACAGAACAACAAGGTGTCCAAGTTGCACGCTCAAGAGCAGGAGGATCACCTGAACTATCTGGTTTCACATGATGAGCCTCTGACCATAGAAGAGGAGGAAGAGGTGCCTCGTGATCTGTTTGGTGACACCTGGCGCAACTGAGTTCTAAATCTATTCAGTCGTTAACAACAAATGAAACAGGTGGATGATAGAGTGTTTTCTGCTCATTCATCCACCTGTTCACTATTTGATGAGTTGTTCGTTCTAGTTGACTCTACTTAGATTCATTGCCATCAACGATCTGGTTTCCATCGGACCACACGCCGAAAGCAACCCTACCGGAGCGAATCTCCTGCCCCATGCGAGCAATGTACTCATCCTGTACACGATTCCTGTCATCCGTGCTCAGGTGCTTGCTGGAGATAACAAAACCAGCCTTAGGTGACACAGGAAAGTAGAACGCCTCAGAGCCGTCAGCAAAACGACGAATCCGTGCTGGGACATAAGGCATGAAACCCATTGACGGAACATCCTTCTTACTGACACTCATCCTCCAGGCGTGAACCTCATCCCAAGTGTCCAGTGCCTTCAGTGTGGCACCAAGGATACTCTTAACGTCACCAGACAGGAATCCGCTGGCAGGGTGAGGACTACGAACACTCTGAACAAGCGCAAGAGCAGCCACAGAGACGTTGCTCAGACCACCCTGAAAGCCCTTGGCTGAACTGGAGCCATAGAACATCTCAACGCCAGCATAGAAGCGCTCAACACGATAGTCGTTGAATCCTTTGTCATCAACAACCTTGTGAGCAAAGTTGCTGTCAGAGATACTGAATGACATCAGTTTTCCTCCGTTAAAAGAGGATGCTCGAACATGGCACCTGACCTTGCTGGTAGCCGTGCTATTGGGTGCCTTGAACTGCTGAAGGTAGCACACAGGGATCCAGTGATGAACCTTCGGCTTGCTCGGACGACGCTTGTCCTCGCAGAGCCCCTGAAGGAAAGTGTCAATGAACAGATCTGTGAGGACAGACTTGATGTCATCAGCAGGTTTTACCTTAGCATCACGGACGTTGACGTGAATGTACCGCTGAAAACGCTCAACAGCAACCATCACACCAGCATCATTCTTGATGACCTCAGCGACAGCAAGCAGACGATCAAGCACAGACATGTCACTGGATGTCGCTACCTCAGGAATCAGTGTTCCTATGGCGTCCAGTGTCCTGTTGATGCGCTGCTCGCTAGTCTCGTTGCTCATGACCACAACCATACACCACGATTACGCCAGATCTGCGCTTTACATGTGTTTTGGGACGTACTTCACATACAACAGAGCCAGAAGACCCATTATTACTGTTGCCTACAGTGTTTTAAAGATGCTGTTCTTTTAAGAGGATTTGTCACGTATTACTCACACATGATACTATGGTAAGAGAGAAGTATCGCTCATAACCAGAAGAGCAATACCTGTGCAAAGCATCGATTGGAGGTAGGAGAAGTGAGCAGTAATACAACTCGTCATCTTGACTCGTTGAAGAACCTGGATCTTGACGACAGTGCATCTGACGACATCGAGTGGATGGACAAGTGGGTCATCAGATTTATCAAGGCTGTAGCCATCACTCTTGCGGTACTCGTTGTAGGTGGATGCTTCTCTGTCATAGTGCCACTCGGTAAGCACGCTCTCACCTATGAGAAAACTCCTGGTAGCAGCACTAACAGGACGACAAGAACTCCTGCTACATCTCAGGCATCCAGCAAGAATAAACAAGATGGTTCTGATTTCAGCAAGGATGGTGGTGAGTCGCAACAGCAACAGAGCAGCGACGAAGATGTACAGAAGAACCAACAGGGCGACAACCAAGACAGCCAAAACCCAGACAACAACAGCACCCCGAATCATGACTATACTGAGGACTTGAAGTCAGCAGGCAGTGAGATAGGCAATGATTTGAAGAAAGCAGGAGGGCAGGCTGTTGACAAGGGCAAGCAGGCTGGCAAGAGCGCAGGTGATTGGTTGAGGCAGAAGTGGAACTCTGCTGGAGAATCTGGGCAGAATGGCAACTCATCAAACCAGAACCAGGATGAGAACGAACAGAGCGCTGAGACAGATGAAGGAAGTTCAGAGGATAAACCTGCACCACAGAATGATCCCAACCAGAACCAATAGGCGCAGGTAGCACAAACAAAAATAAGAACACCTTTGGTGACATTGGATACAACCAAAGGTGCTCTTATCAATTAGGTGCTTGACTTACTTGTCATCCTTCTTGCTCTGCTTGTTGGACCAGAATCCCCAACCAACAGCAGCCAGAGCAATCACAGCACCAATAGCGTATCCCCAGACCGGAATAGTAACCATTTCTCCGCCTTCAAAAATCAGTCTTTAAAAAGAATCTTGCACACCCAGAGAACAACTGGATTCCGACCGAATATCGTGGCTGTTTCAGCAGATAGATGGATATTTCAGAGGCAAGTAAGTTCTATTCCATTTTAATTGTTTTATAGTTCAGTAAACACTTTCCGCCGGTACCTTGAAAGAGTGATCAGATGTCATCAATGAGAAGGTTTATGACTTCCAGTAGAGGAAACCAACCTCACCAACAGATGACTGGCAGCAATGATAGTGATGCAAGTGTCAGGCCATGGACGCCAGGAAAGATTGCTCTAGGACTATCCATTGGTATTCTGGTTCTGGCGGTTGCTCTAGGCGGATACCATCTGTCACGATACATCATCTTCTTGTCCCAGCACTACCTGAACCTGGATTGGTTCAGCACAACCAACCCTGCCGCCTGGATTGTCGCTGTTGTCCTACTGCTTCTGGTCTTTGGTGCTCTCAGATACGTGACAACATTCGTATCCAAGTTGTTCCGGTTCGTGTTCAGGTTCGCTCAGTCAGATGTAGTCACAATAGTCATTGCTGTCGGAGTCAACATCATCTTCCTTGTTCTTGACTACTGGCTAACATCACAAACACTCCATCTAATGACCTTGACTCAAGTGCCAACATGGTTCATGACAAGCAACTGGATCAGTGTTGCCACGTTGTTCATCATGTACGCTGGAGCACTAGTGTGGATCCCAAGAACAGGTGTGTATGGAGAGAATAGTATTGCTTCTGCCATAGATGATGGTAATAGATGGTGAGAAAAAATAACTCTGCCCTATTCCTGTCCTATTTAAACGAGTAGTTCCAAATAAAACAAAAGAAACCTGATTGTACCACTAAAACGAGCGCAATCAGGTTTCTCTTTGTTAGAGAACAAGATGTATGTATAGTCATTACTTGTTTTCTATAAGGGTGGTTCACAATGGCTAGTTCTGGTTACAAGCATTATGTTGACGGAGAATGGAGGGATTGTGTTGGTCCTGACAGGTGTGCAATCAAGAATGAAGACGGAAGCCCTGTCCCACACGCCAGCACACCAGAAGAGATGGAGGCCATTGAGGCGCAGTTCGCTGGTGTTGACGACCATGGTCTAGGTGGTACGTCACAGGTCTCTGCAAACACTGACGATAAGCCTAAGACAAGGTTTGCCACATTGAGCACACCTGCTGACGTTCATCTGGCAGAGTTCGACAGGAAGGCTCTTGGATACGCGAACCGAACCAGACAAATCTACGGCTTGCACGAGTTCCCATCAGAAGGTGAGGGCGCTATGGTCATGGATGAGCCACCTGAGGTTGAGGGAGCCAGGTTCCAGGAGTTCGGAGACCTTTACGAGCCAGGAAGGACCATTGTCGTCACTGGTAGAGGAAAGCACCAGTTCCGTGATGAGGAGACTGGGCAGGTCATCCCAAGGAGCGAGATCTACGAGGGCTATGTTATTGACATGCCGAAAAACGTCTACGCTCACATGGCTCTCTCACAGCACCAAAACTTCAAGGACCTTAAGGAAGGCTCTGACCGCAGTGAACGCGCAAAACTGGCTCTTGCCATCAACATGAGAGAGAAGGGCTGCTCAATCTCAGGTTTGTCAGCATTTCCTGTCAATGGGGAGTCAGTTCAGTACCCAGAAGGATACACTGCTCATGATGACGCTGATGAGGCATACCTGATTGAAGGAGACACAGACAGCGGTCCACTGAACCCAAGCGGCGTCAGAGTCAGGATGCTTGTTAGCAAGGACGGCGATCTGCTGCACAATGACAACCCTGAGCCGTACAAGCAGAAGATTGACGAAGCCTTCAGAAACCGTGAGGTCAGACAGGCCATGCGTGAGAAGTATGAGGCAGATCGAGCGAACTACGTCAAGACAAGAGGCGCTATGTACAGAACAGTTCACGGAGCAAAACCGCCGTTGCTTGATGGATCCACTGCCAAGTTGGAGGAGAAGAAAGCGGCATTTGACAGGTACATCAAGGGACTTCAGAATGACGCAGAGACCAGAAAGAAAGAGTCCAGAGGACAGATCACCAAGAGAGCAAAGAGTTACTTCGGTGAAGACACCAAGATCACTCTCGGGCGCAACAAGAACGGCTTCCACATCACGTACAAGGACAGCAACGGTGTAACAACAGGCTCTGGATACATCCGCCTGAACGATGAGGGCAAGGTTGAGTTTGAGCCTAGAAAGGGCGGTCCAGCAGCAGCCACAAAGACGTTGCAGCAGTTCGCTGAAGGACTGTCACGTGCTGACGTCAAGGAGTTGTACGACGCTCACGACAACTCTGCTCCAGACGTGGACGAATTAAGGAAGATGTACAGGAGCGAGTTCTAAAGTAGTCAGAATCTGATTTTTCTAGCCGATAGCAAAAAATGAGTAACCCGGCAGTTTTCCACGCTGCCGGGTTACTTGCTATTTGCATGAATGAAACCAAATAATGGCTACTCTACTGTAGTCTGACGTTGTTACTATTTCTCTACCTGTATTGGTACGCTCCATTGATCCTGTGTTATAATACACACCTACTACTTCTTTGAGGGGAGGTTCACCAGATGGCGTCTAAGACTGTTGTGTCACGCACGTACCCGCGTGTAGCATATGCTGCTTTTGACAAGAATGGTGGGCCTCTGAGCCTTGATGACGTGTTGAACGGCATCAGGAAAGACGCTGAACTGGTCGTTCACTATGCTCTGCAGGAGATGACTGAGCAGAACCTCGCCCTGGTGACCTACTTCGACGGAATCAAGCCTGCTGAGGCAGGTCGGCGCATGGGACTGAAACTCCCCTCCGAGGTGAAGAAGCAATTCAAAAGCGGTGCCTCTCGTTTAGAGCGTATGTTCAGAGAACAAGTCGTGTCCAACCTACGCTCCTGGGCTGCCAGAGCAGAAGTAGTTAACCAGACCTCCACTAGACATGTCTCTACTGGCTGGAAGAGGACCGCCAGTAATTCAGAGCCCGCCTCAATGCAACCCAGACTCGCTCTTTCTGCTGCTGATAAGGGTTATCACAAGAACTTCAGTGTCACACCAGAACGTATCTCTCTGGATATGGTTGTTCAAGGCCAGTGGGTGACACTACACTTCCCAACACCACCGCAACTACTAGAGGTGGGCTGTGAGCCTGGTGTGCCTGACATCTGGATTGATAGGAATAACAGAGTTGTCTTTGGTTTTCATGGCAAGACTGATCCTGGTAGACCAG